CATCGTACAGCCCGTAAGGGCGCAGTAAAGGAGGTCCGCAGCAGCCTGTGTGAGACCCCCGCCTCCGGAGCCGCCGTCGCGGCCGATGGCCGCGGCGTAGGCTCGGTCTAGGGCTACAAAGACACTAAGACACAGGAAGACTACGAGTAGTTTTTTGCTCATGATCAATAGCCGCTCATGACGACAAGGTTTACACTGGACCCTGCGCGGCAATACACCACCGGGTTGCTGTCAACCGGGAACGCAGCGCCGTCACATGCGGCTGTGTCCGTGCAGATGGGGTAGCCCTTGGTCGTGTCAGTCGTGACATCCGACCCACCGAGGTACACTGGTGTGGCCGACAAGTTTAGGAACCGCATCGCCTTCGCGCTCGCCACGCCGGCGGACGGCTTGATGACCAACGCGGCCGTGCCACACGTGAACCGGAACGACCGAATGGACGCCAGTGGATCAGATAGCCCGTGCGCCGGCAATGCGGCGACAAACAGCATAATAACCGCGACGGCCCCCACAACCCAAGCGAACGCAACCGTCCCAAGAAACATCTCGAAGAGGGAAATCTTCCTCATTGCAAAACCGGTCCTTCTCCCGCAGCGGGTTGCATTGCGCTCTGCGCGGGTTGGAGTTTCTGACGGTACTCTTGCATCAGAGCCATGAGATTCGGCAGACCAGGGTTGCCTCGATTTGCATTTGCGATACCTGACAACTCTTCAACAGCTATCTGAGGATCTGCTTCCTGGTCTGCCTTCTCCGGCTGGCCCTGCAGGGCCGCCTGCGCCTGCGCTCGAACGATGTCGCGACTGGCACGGGCAAACGCCGTGTCCTTGACGCCCGTCCGGGCGGTCTCCGCCATCGAGGGGTCCATGTTCCCGGCGGTGACCTGGTCCTGAGCCCCTTGAGCAGTCTCCGCCCGCATTTGAGACCGGCTTGAACCAGACTCGAGCTTCACATCGATACCGTACATGTCGGCACCGATGAACTGTTGCGAGGCAGCGAGCCCCTGATCGCCAGCAATCTGCGCCAGCCGCGGCGCCTTGACGTACTGCTGGTAGAGCTTAAGCACCTGTCGTGCCAACCGAATGATGGCTTTGTTGTGCGACCGTGAAGCCCCGGCCATCTTCATTGAGTCGAGCTTGTTCAGGTAGGCGATGCTCTTCGCCGAAGTCCCGGACTTCACGTTCTCCGCACCGGAGAGCAGCTCGTTCAGCCCGTACACCGTGTAGAGAGCCTGCTGGTTGTCCTCGAGCGACTGCACCAGCACGATGCTGCGTGGCGGAGGCTCGAGATACCGAACCGCCTGCGCCAGCTGTGGATCATCGACAGGCAGCATCTGATTGCCATTCTCCCATGCCTCGATGACCGAGGACGGAGCAATCAGCTTCTGAGAGGCGATCTGCTGGGATTGGACGTCGAGTGCAGCGACGTTTTTGTTGATTGCTCGCTGGATGATCGTCGCATCATCAACGTGAGTCGATCCAAAAGGTGAGTTGCGCCTAGCGCCACACTTCCAAACCGCCAACGGTAGCTCTTGATGCTCGTACGGAAACGCTTGGGCAGAGATAGGCTGATTACCAACTTGAACCGCATAGAGACCTTTCGGGAATCGGGGGCCGGGGCGAAACCAAATCTCGATGATTTCGCAACCCTCTCGCCGCTCGCCCCAGTTGTCTGTGTAGGTCTGAGGCTCGGCATCCTCGGGATTCAGGCCCGCAGCTTCGAAAAGCGCCTTAGCCTCGAACCTGTCCGCCATCCGGCGGAAGAAGCACCAGGTGGCGTCCTCGATGTGTTCGGATCCATCGGTGCCGTAGTCGAACACCGAGACGACCTGGAGCGCCACATCACCCAGCGGTTCGCCTTGGCCCTCAAGCACGGGTTCGCCTGAGGGCGAGTACATCGGCAATCCGGTGGCCTCATCGTAGACCGGCACACCGGGTGACGGCGGACCCCTCAATGGGTCCCACACCGCCTTGTAGCCGACACACGAGTGGGCCTGGACCCACTCCGCAGCACGGAAATCCATGTCCTCGAAGTCATGCGTCTGTTTAACGTACTCGAGAACTTTGTTCGCAACTTCTGCCTTCGCCTGGTCGATACCTGGTTCAGCGGGCCAGCAGAATACCCACGGCGCATCTTCCAAGATGCGCGACGACCAGGTCAGCGACAGATTCCGCAGCAGGTTGCGTGACGTCTTCGGAACCTGCTCTGGCCAGTCCTCGGTGTCGACCACGTTCCATGCCGAGTCGATGTCGAGGAACTGCTCGCCGAGAATCATTCTCTCGTTGTAAATCGAACGAGCAAGATTTCGCTGCGACCTGTCGTCATGAGTGTCAACACACTCACGCACCAGCTGCGACACCGTGAGGACATCACCTGCGTCCTCAACCCATACATTGGGCAGCTCGATGTCGTCGCTCGGATCGATCTTAACCGGCACGGGGGGCTCCGACGGAATCTGCCGTCAGTTCTACAAGACCTAGACCCGCACGTTCTAGCGCCGGCAGTAGACAATCGATCACGTAGTGTCTCGACGAACCGCCGACGGATAAAAACTCTTGGTCCGCTTCTCTCACTACGGCCGTCAGCTGGCGGATTTCATCGTCTTTCGTCACATCCCACCTCGGTACTGCGGCTTCGCTTGCGGAAGCACGTTGTCGACCTGCTCGCCCGTCTCTTCATCCGCAGGAGCCTCAAACTCCATGTCGGAGTTTGTCTTCTCGAAAGACTCTTTCGGTCCTTGAAACCGACATTGAGGACACTGCATCTCCTCCATAGGAGCCTGGACGTCCTGAGACGGGGATTCGTCGCGGCTCATCGCCTGCATCAAGGCCCGCTGCTGCAGCATGGGGTCGTCGTTCATCAACCACCTCGACGGAGAAGTTGGAGCAGCGCTTGACGCTCGAGCGCACGTTGTCGCGCCGGGTCTTCTTGCTCGTCAGCGAAACCGTCTGTAACCGAGCCGGCGAAACCCCCCGCGGCTTGGCCTACCTGACCGCCGATCTGAGCGCCCATCGGGCCGCCAAGAGCAGCTCCACCAATAGCGCCTGCGATAGGCAGCGCAGCTCGGTAGTAGTTGCCTACCATGCGGGGTATCGCGCCCCGCGCCTGCGCATCTGCATCCGCCTGAGGCGTCTCACGCAGCCGTTGATAGCTCGGTCGCGGCATAGACGAGGCAAATCTGTTCGTCTGCATGGCCGGACCGTAGCATGAAGCGGCCCAACCAGACAACTACCACTTGCCTTTACGCTTTCCAAGTCGGCCCTGCAACGTGAACACGTTTTTGGCCCGCTCTGTAGACGGAGCCACGTAAGGATGCGAGTGTACGTAACGATAGGCAAATCCAATGGCCATCGCGAGATCCTTCGGACCCTCAAACTTGCCCTTCTTGGTCACCAGCTTCTCGGCTTCCTCCCGCAGCTCGAGGCTGCCGGTCAGCCTCGCCTCTTCAATCCGTTGTCGGACCAACTGCATGCCCTCGTAACGGTTGGAGTCGGTTGTGTTCTGCTCAATGACCGACACGCCGAGCGACCTCAGGGACTGCACCGCGGCTCGACCGATACCGTTGGCTTCGACCACGACTTTTGGCGAAGGTCCCTCCTTGTCAGCCTCGAGTTCCCAATACGATTTGTCATTCGGGGTGTACAAAGCGACGACCTGTCGAACCAGATGGGCCATCTGGTCGATGGTCGCCTCAGCGTTTTTCCACGATGCGACAAGAGACCAATCACGACGATCGACCAGAGCAAAAGCAGAGCTGTCACGACCAAGACCACCTCCTGTGTCCACCCCCATCACCAGTTGTCGTGAGACCTGCTCTGGGGTTTTGTACAAATGTACGCCCGACTTCATCGTGAAGGGCGCCACTTCGGGAAGAGTGCGAAACCATGCCCCATCAAACGAGACGAACTCCCCTTCCGTGTACGCCCTAATCTCCTCCGGTGTGTAGCGGTCCAAGAGTCCGGAAAGGTACTCAGGCGGTAAGAAGAAGTTGTCCTTGGTCTTGGCTCGGATGACGTGCACATTCGGGTCTTTTGACAGCTCAAAGAACCAGTTCAGACCCTCGGGGGTTCCCGCCAGCGCGAGTTGGCGTCGACGAGCCTTGGGGTCCCGAACACGCGCCAACACCCGCTTGAAGACCTCTTCAGACTGAAGGGCAGGCTCGTCGATGAGCGCAAAACCGAGGTTCGCGCCCACAATCCGCTCAGGTTGGTCCCCCGAGCGGAACAAAATCTCGAACTTGTCCGCGATCGTCAGGACGTGGTTGTTGTTCTGGTACTTGTACGGGATGCCAAGGTCGCCCAAAACCTCCTTAAAGGAGGGAATAGAGGCATCGCTGCTAATGACATAGGTGGGAGAAACATACATCCCGGTACAGGGGGCGTTTTCAATCCCAAGTAGGATAGTCTTGTAAACAGCGGCTCGGGTTTTCCCCGAGCCGTACCCGCCAACGAACAGAACCACGGGCGAAGTCGACTCAATGAACTCCCGCTGAGCCTTCAGTAGCACCATGTCCGGCAATCAGTCCGCCTTGTCTTCATCGGTCGATGACTCAGTCTTCGACCCAAGAAGAGTAGAACCGTCGGCGTCGACCAGCTTGATTTCGATATTCGCGCCACCGAACGCGGTTCGGGCCACCGCGTCATCGTACACCCGTCGGTTCACGGACTTGAGCAAGAACTGAAGCATGGACGCGTCACCCGCCATTGCGCGTCCCATCGCCTTGTCCGTCAGCAGGTCTTCCATCAGCTGGTTGAGCTGCTTCGCGAAGCCCTTGTCATTTCGCTTCCACTGATTGACGGAGTCGAACGGCACATCGACCGCAGCGGCAGCAGCACGGACCGTCT